GATCAAACTTATCTTCGTCATTCCGAAGTCGTTTTTCTCTAATATTTTTTTTATTTCTTTTCATTAGTAATGATCAATGTTTGCATTATCACCAGATGCCTTTTTAATACCTGATAATACATCATTACATCCTGAACCCGCTTTTCGAATAGCTGATACAGAACCTTGAAATGAAAGGGCAGGAGCACATACTCCTCGGCAAACTTTACCACCTTTACCGCATTCACAGTCTTTTCCAACTGGGATATCTCGATCGGCAACTTGATGTATTTCTTCCCAAGTTTTTTCGCATTTATCGCAATAGTAATCGTATGTCATAGTGCTTTTAGTTTGTATTTAATTCCGTCAACCTCTATTACTTCACCTTCGCAGGTCTTAGAGGACTTTGGTATTCCTCGTTTGTAGCCAGTGCTGTTCTTGAAGTAAGTCTCATTACCATTGGCATCGTATTTTTTCTTATACCAGAATCCATTGCTGTTCTCGTAGTAAGTTTCATTGCCGTCAGCATTGTACTCATACTTACACCAGTAGCCATTACTGTCCTCGCAGTAAGTCACTTCGCCATTGGAATCGTACTCAGACTTATGCCAGTATCCAGTGCTGTCCTCATGGTAGGTCTGTTTACCATTGGCGTCGTATTCATACCTATGCCAGTAGTCAGTGCTGTTCTCGCAGTAGGTTTCATTTCCGTTGGAATCGTATTCACGCTTCCACCAATAGCCATCGCTAGGCTCCCAATAGGTTTCATTCCCGTTGGTATCATATTCAGCCTTCCACCAGTAGCCATCACTAGCCTCGCAGTATGTCATCTTTCCGTTGTCGTCTTTAATCTGGATAGGGTAGCTAAAAGCAATCCCTAGTTCCTTATATGTTTCGCTTAGTTTTTTCATAGTGTTTTAAACCAATGTGGTGTTTCTCGCTTAGTCCACTTCATAGCGAATCGTTTTTGTTTTGTTTGATAGAATTTTTGATATGAACCAATGCAATCGTTATGGTCAATGCAATCTGGTTCTGCGCCCATAGCAAGGGCAAATGGTGTCATGAATGACTTTTTGATATTTTGTGGTGGAGACTTAAGAATATTAAGTAATACTTGTTCTGTTAGATGTATCTTATTGTATCTATAAGTATATTCTTTACAGAGGCTTTTAAAAAGCTGGTAGTGCCACTTGTAATTCGAATGAGATTCCATAGTCCACACAGTACATGGATGACCGACGTGCACTGCCTTATAAAGAACATCTTCGCGATTATCACGCAATTCCCAATATTTTGCCATTGTCTTACCTGACTTTGACGGTCTACGATCCATTTTTCCATCGAGAATACGATGGGCAGTAGATAGCATTTGGCCTGATTCTACGACCATTTTACTGATATGTTTGTCGCAGTGCCATTTGGCTGCGATTTCGGGAACTGGTGATAATGCGAAGATATTCATACTATAATTATACTATTAATAACTAAATATGTACATGTTTATTTTACTAGAGACGGGAACGTCTTTTCAACAAGGTTCTTAGTAATTTTACTATATAGCTTATTTAGTTTCTTATCTTTTGCTGCAATAATGATATCAGCATCCTTTGCGTGAATTGACTCAAGAATTCCGATCAAGATCTTTTCTTTTTTAAATCCAGCAATATTATTGTCTTTTACGCAATTGCCTAGAGGCTTAATTACGTTTTTTAGTCTAACTGGTTCTAAGCCAGTTGGATTGGTATTAGCGGTAAATGGCGGTGCACCACTAGGAAAATCCAATTCAATCGACGTATTATAAGCAAGTTGAAGGACAGTTCTAAGCGTAAACGTATCATTCTCTTTGAATAGTTTAATACGATCATCGCGAGTTTTAGCATTTTGAGCTTCTTCAAAGAGCTCGTGGAGTAGTTTTTCTTTATTTGTTTTCATGTGGAAAAAAGTCTGAAGCAGATGATACTAAATTATTTAGTCGGTTAACAACTAGGTAATTAAGGACCTTCATTTTCGGAGCTATTTTTGTATTGTTATATGTTTCAATGATTTGTTCTTGTATATTCGTAGGAATAAAGTCTAAGTCGATAACCCTTTGGTTTCTCTGATAATTGCGATATGCATTCTCTGGCATTACTTCAGATAATCTATCATAATTGTCTAGCCATACTTGTATCTTTTTCTTAGATAGCGGCGTTTGACGAGCGTCTTCAGTAACAAACACATCATCGCTACTAAGAACATTTGGCACTCCATCGCTTGAATCACCTCGGAAGATGTGTTCGCGAATATAACCAATTGGATCTTTTTCAGTAATAAGCTTCTTCTTCATAGGAGAATATTGCTTTACGTTTTTATATTTATGGAGCTGAATAAAGTCTTTATCTGCCGAAACAATCATGACCTTTTCGTTTTTACCAAACTCTTGAGTTTCTTTAACTAGTGTAGCAATGATATCATCTGCTTCAACATTACCAACATGAAGTTGCATCCATGGAAGATTTTCAGAAATCTCTGTACGAATCTTAGTTAAAGTATTAAAGAAGAAAGGCCAATCCATATCAGACTGATCTCGACTTTTTTTACGATTTGCTTTGTATTGTGGAAAAACATCTTTACGCCAAGATCCACCATCGCAAGCGATAACCATTTGGCCATATTCTTCTCTAAACATCGTATTATACATACGAATAGAATTGAGCACTACATGCCTAAGTATATCTTCTGTGGGAGATTCTTTTCCCCTTGAATGGGCAAAGAATGCTGCTACAGCTATTCCTGAGTAATCTAAAACTATAATGATGCACCTCGCGTTCTATTTAATTTATTCATAATGTATATTATACCCTAAAAAGAGTGTAATGTAAATCTTATATTACTTCCACAGAGACTTTAAGTGCGATCGATTGATGCGCGCGCCGACAAAAGCATTATAATATTCATCTGGTTTTAATATAACATCTCTTACAATCTGCTCACGGAGTTCTATATAGTTTAATTCTCCTTTGGTCTTGCATAGGTGTAAAATCTCGCGTTTGAAGTAATCTAAACCATTCTCCTCTACGAGAGTCTTAACAGTCTCGCTTGATCCACAATATTTTTTCCAATCAGATTCCTTTAGAGATCTGCGTTTACGTTTCTTACCCTTTAAAGGTGGTTTAGTTACTTTAGAGAAGAATCCCTTTTTACCTATATATTTTTTACCCAATGGATCAGTAACAATATAAACAAAGCCTATATTGTCACCGATCATCTCGGTTGTAAATTCTTCACCCTTATAACTCCACATAGAGTTATTTATTCATATTCTTCTTCATCAATTGGTTCAACCTCACCATAATGTTCTGTACCACAGAATGGGCAATAGGTTGGAACTAAATCTGGATCGACATCCTCTTCTCTATATTGAATAGAGTATTGTGAATCGCAGTGACGACAATATTGTATTTCTTTAATCATTATCCTTCGCAAGATGAGCAGTTAAGTAGGTTACGTGATAATTCCTGAGAAGGATTTGTGCCACGATGATAGTATAGTGTCTTTACACCCTGTTCCCAAGCAAAGATTAGAAGTTGATTTACCTCTTTAACAGGTGTCTTAGGGTGAATCATTAGATTAATACTCTGTGCCTGATCAATATAATTCTGTCTAATTGAAGTTTGTATGACAACTTCTTTTTGCGAGATTTCACCAAAGGTTTTGAATACATCTTTCTCTTCATCAGTTAAGAAATCCAATCCTTGAACAGATCCACCCGATACGAGAATTGTTTTCCATACATTACGATTATTCTTACCATGATCATTAAGAACTTTCTCAAGGTATGGATTCTTATATGTGAATTTACCCTTTGCTAAGTCTTTTACGAAGTAATTTGAATTTAATGGTTCAACACTTGGAGATACTTGACCGAGGATAAATGAGCTTGACGTTGTTGGTGCAATTGCCATTGTAGTAACATTTCGACGACCATATCCTTTAAGCAATTCTGGCTCACCATATTTCTCAGCTAAAAGTTTAGAAGCTTGATGAGATTCTTTCTTCATATAAGAAAATATGTCAGAAGTAAGTCGCTTAGCTTCAAAGCTTTCAAATGCAATCATTTTTGATTGTAGATAAGAATGCCATCCAAGAACTCCGATACCTAATGCACGTTGCCTCTGCGCAAAGTTACGAGGTGCTTCCATATAAGGTATGCTCTCAGTCTTACGGATGAACTCAGACATAACAGCATCGAGGAAATATGTAAGAACTTCAACCGCATCTGTTCCTTTCCATTTATCATAATGAAGTAAATTCATTGAAGATAGGTTACAGACAAACGATTCTTCTTTATTTGAATGTAATGCAATTTCTGAACAAAGATTAGAAGCATGGATCTTCATCTTTTTGTCTTGATAAACATCAGGTGCATTCTTATTCATTGTATCAGAGAAGAACAAATAAGGATAACCAGATTCGAATCTCTTTTGAATCACCTTACCCCATACCTTGCGCTTAGCTTTATCTCCATCAATCATGGACTTCATCCATTTATCAGAGATAGTTACTCCGATTGATAGTTGCTGAATTGGATTGCCATCATCGCGAATTTGTAGAAACTCAAGTATATCTTTATGTTCAATTGGCATATAAGCAGCAAATGAACCTCTACGAACATTCGATTGAGACACAACATTTGTTACTGATTCAAATAGCTCCATAAAATGGACTGGACCATTTGATTTGCCACCAGATGAGATTTCTTTACCTCTTGCACGAAGATCGCCAAAATAACCGGATGTACCACCACCCATTTTAGTCATCATTCCAACCTCAGCTTGTTTAGTTAGAATAGCCTCCATTGTGTCGTCGATATATGAACCAAAGCAAGAGATTGGTAAACCTCTTTTAAGTCCATAGTTTGCCCAGATAGGGGAAGATAATGAATACCATCCATAGGACATGTATTCTTCGAATTTCTCAGCGAAACCCTTTATCTTTAGTTCTTTTTGCGCAGCCTTTGCAATCTCGATAATTCTTTCTTCAGGTGTCTGATCACCTGTTAGGTAACCTCGTTCTAAGAACTTTCGTGAATCTTCATTTAACCAATTGTATTTTTCCATAATGTATATATCTCTTTTAAAATAGATCGTCTTCGTCGTATGATTTGTCTTTCTTAGAATATTCTGTAGGACGCTTATAAAAGAAGTCGGTGGCATTGTTTCCTAAAACATCCTCATCAAACCATTCTGTCTTTTCCAATAATTCTTGATCGACATCAGAGAATACTGGATCAATTCCGATTTGTGTTAACGAATCATTGAGTCGATTCTTAATAAAATTCTGTAGAATAGGAGTTGAAAGATTTTCAGATTTGTAGCCGTTAACTGACCACTCAATAATTTTAGATTCAGCTTTATAGGCTTCCATACACTCATGTCGAATACGATCTACAAACTCATCATCAAATAATTCTGGATGTTCTTCACGAATTGTATTAACAAGCTTCATACCAACCATAGCATGAAGTAGCTCTTCTTTTGAAGTATATGCAACCTGTTGTGCAGTATCTTTTAATAGGTTACGAAAGCGATTAAAGTAGTTGATTGTGTAGAACTGGCTAAACAAAGAAACATTCTCAACATATAGAGTAAAGAGAATGAGTGAATAAACATACTGTTTCTTTGAATCCTTATAATACTTATGAAGATACTTACGAAGATACTTTACACGATTTTGAATGATATCGAGCTTTAGATTCTCTTCAAAAATATCTTCCATACCAAGCACATTGAGTAGACGCTCATATGCGTTGTTATGAATCACTTCGACATTGGCCATAACATAACCAAGATCTGTGATAGAAGGATGTGGAAGATTTTGACCAACATTAGCCCAAAATGTTTTTACTGCCACTTCAATCTGACCAATGGCAGATAATGAGCGAGTGACCATATCTCTTTCTGTGTCTGTTAAGTTGACTTTAAAATCTTGAATATCAGACTGAAAATTGAACTCTTTATCAGTCCAAAAGCCATTATGCATGGCTGTAATAAAGTCCTCTGTCCAAGGATAGTGATCAGGTTTGCGCGAGATTTGTTCTTCGAATATCATTAATTTAACTGGTTATAAGGGTATATATTATACTAAAGGCCTAAAAAAGTAAACATTATTAAAATAATATTAACTTTTTTCGTTATTTGCCTTACGCCTTATGCACCGCATTGCACCAGTTGTTTCATCTCTTAAGATGATAACAGATTTCCGATTTTTCTTTGCGTATGAGTAGATCGCTTTTTGATTATCGTCTTCTAAATTTAAATATTTAGACCAACGTTCGAATTTATTTCTTCCAGTATCAAACCGACGAAATATGTCACTTGGTACACTAAAGTCTTTATACTTTGTTTTTTTCTTTATACCAAGCGGCCGATCTACAATTGCCACTGATCCAGTAGTTACTTGATCATTAATCATCGAATGATATCTCCCTGAGTTATATAGATTTTCTGTTGTGTTTTTACGTGTAAGCCTTCAAAGACCGAAATACCAAAAATAGTATCGATAGGAGCATGCTCTTTCACCTCCACTTGAGAGCCTTTCATAGCTAATACATCTCCAGTAGAGGGAATAGCAATGTCTCTAACAAGTGTATATGTTGATTCTTGCAAATGGCCGTTTTCTTTAGTAAGATACCACTCATTTTCTATATGCTCGCTTAGGTCGATTTTATTAAAATCAATGTCAGTTGATCGAGTCAATATTTTTGATAATGCATTATCCGACATATTTGAGTTCTCTTTAATAAGAAAGAGCGCTGCTGCATAAGACGCTATTGTCGACCTACCGAGTGGAACCTTATTCAACAACCTTTTTAAATTAAATACTAATTTATGAAAGGTATTATATACATTCTTCTCTTTCGATGTCTCTGGCTTTTTAATTAGTGTACCTTTATTATCTATAATACCTTCCTTATATGCGTTTGTTTTATTCCACGGAGTGGTTAACAGACGAAGAAATCGTAGTGAATAAAAGAAGTCTCCTGCTCTAAGTAATCCCATTATATTGTTTGTAGTTTTTTAGCTATAGTTAGGTCTATTGATACGTGGTTGTATTTATTATCTTCTGGCAAATAGTTTAAGTAAATTAAGAATGGTTTTAAATATGACCATAGATCTTGATCTATTCTATAAAATATCATTCTATTTGCTGCATGAATATCAAATACGTTATATATTACAATAATATGATTTAAGATTAGGCGCTCTTGTATGATGCCAGTCTCATTATATTTGCGTAAAAGCCGCAGTATATATTTGAAACGCGCTAAATCTTCATAAAACTCTTCTGTAGAAATACAAGAGAGGTTTCGGTAATGTTTAGCAGCATATAATTCAAAATTATCATTATTTAATTCAGAGAATAACTTCATATGTTAACGAACGTAAAATCTACCTTTCTCTACAACCTTTCCGCCGTTTTCTTTAGCGTATTTTTTAGCTTCTCTCAAAGATCTAAATGATTGCGGCGCGTTGATTTTAGGCTGAACAACTTCTCTTAGTTCTTCTACTACTTCTTCAACTGGAATTTCTACTTCTTCAACAAATGACTCTTTAAGATCGTGCAATGAAGTTGGTTCAACTGTTTTCTTTTTCTTTTTTCTAGGCATAGTGTTATGTTTGGTTAAGTGTTATACTTTTTTCTTTCTGACGTATTTGCCTTGTTTAGGAAGCCAACGCCAATCTTTCTTATTAAAGTTTTGAAAATTTTGAACTTCATCATATTCATCAGATGTTAGTGTATTAGTCTTTTCAAAATCGGTTGATTCGTTCATTGCATAATCGCGCTCAATCTCTTCCCAAACATTAATAATTTGACCGATACCTTTTTCCATCGTTTTAAAGTCTGCGTCGTATTTTCCTTCAAGCGATTTATTAACACCCTTATTTAGCTTTGATCCAACTTTAAGAGATTTCTCAAGGCTATAAATATGCTTTGCCGCTGTT